TATCTCGCCTGTTTCTAAGTCTAGCCACAGGCCAAAGCTGCGTGTGATGGTCATTTGTGTGTACATCCCATTTCATTAAGTCCCCATTGGGTTAAAAAGACATCAGAACTATACGCAACACAGGTCATGTTAGCTATGAATCATTTTCATGTGATTATGAACTGCTTTCACTTTCAATTCTTTTTGCTTAACGCTAAATTAAGACACATCACACAACTAAAGGACTAGACCATGTCTCTGCTAATCGCTATCTTTGTCGCCATCGCCAGCCTCATTGCCGGCAATCTTCTCTGGTTTAACCTGTCTAACGATGGTCTTCTGTGGGCTGTTGTCGGGCTTGTCTGCTACATCGTTTGCTTACTAGTTTGCCTGCTGTTCTGCATGGCTGCGGTCTCGATTGCTCAGCACAATCGACTTAGCAAATAACTCATTGTCCCGCGTGCTAAAATAACCCCTGTTTATTCCCAAACAGGGGTTTTTGCTATGGATTTAGCAGCGTTAGGGTTCTCGTTAGATGCCCGTCCTTTAGAGAAGGGCAAAAAGCATTTAGAAGAATTAGCGGAAGCCGCAGGCAAGGCGGAAAACGCAGCGGAAGAGCTGGGTAAGTCGAACCGCAAGGCCGGTGAAGATGCCAAGAAATACGGCAAAGATACGCAGGGTGCAGCAGAAGAGACTGAACGGTTAGCGCGAGAGCAGCAGAAAGCATCAGAAGCCACACGAGGGCTTAGCGGCATGTTGGGTGGCTTGGCGATTAGTTTCGGTGGCTTAATGGTGGCTCGGGATGCGGTGAATGCCATCGCTGAATTTTCGAAAGAAGTCGCTACGCTAAAGGCTACTATCGGCGGAACGGCTGAAGAAATGTCGGCATTGCGTGAGCAAGCTAAACTTGTCGGTAGCTCCACATCTTTCAGTCTGGCCGAAGTCGCCAAGACTCAACGCGTGTTAGCTCAAGCTGGCTTGGAAGCGCAAGACATTCTGCGCGCAACGCCTGATGTGTTGAAGTTCGCTCAGGCCGGTGATTTCAGGAATCTTGAAGACGCGGCTGAATTGCTAGTTGACGTATCCAGCCAGACAGGAAAGACGGCCAAGGATTTCAAGCAGCTATCTGACGTGATGGTGGCCACGGCTGACACGTCCACAACGTCTGCTCAACAGTTGGCGTTCGGGTACAAATACAGCGCGACGCTGGCTAAAGAGATGGGGACTGAATTCAAAGAAACGTCCGCAGCCTTGGCATTACTCACGAACAACGGCATTAAGGGTGAATCAGCAGGTACGGCATTACGCGGCATGATGATGTCGCTGTTAAACCCAACAAACGAAGCCGAAAAATTATTCAAAAAGCTCGGATTTAATCTCGAAGAACTGAATCCAGCGGCTAACGGCTTGATCCCAGCGCTGTCCAAGCTGCAAGAAAAGGCTATTTCAATGCCGGATTTGGCGGCATTGTTTGGTACCGAAGGCGCAACAGCCGCGTCAATCTTAACCAAGCAGTACGACAAACTAGGCGGGATGATCGCCAAGATCGGCGATTCTGCGGGCATCACCGACAAAAAATCAAAGGTGATGTCGGACAACCTGAAGGCCGCAATTGCTAGCATTGGATCCGCCGCTGAAGCCGCAGCGGTTGAGATTTCAGACCGCATCGGCTTTGAAGAGTTCGCGAAAAACGCATCCAACAACATTTCTGGTGTGATTGGCGAACTGTCGGGGCTGAACGACAAAGCCCGTGAAGCAGGTACGCTAGCAGAGGAACAGGCTCAGAAATACGCGGATATGGGTAACGCACTTAAAGCCGCTGGCGTTATCGCTGGTGGCTTTGTTGCGCTGCAGTTGCCTGCTATGTTCGCGGCAACCGCTATTGCTTTAGACCGTGCAGCCTTGGTAACACGCGGATTCACGCTTGCTCTAGCGTCTAACCCGTTCGGGTTGGCTGCTGTGGCGATTACATCAATGGCTGCGGCTGCTATCTATTATCAAGATGAGATGGTTTCTGTTGGCGACACCACCGCTACAGTGGGCGATGCCATTATCGCGACATGGGAGGAGACGGGCGGCGTTATTTTACAAACCGCTGCTGACATCCTGAGCTATTTCAGTGATGCGATGTCTGGTGTTTCCGCGTCTTCTGAATCGTCAACAAGCGCAATTCAAACTGTCTGGTATTACACCGGTGGCGCGATTATTGAAGCTATCAAGATGGCGGTCAATTACGCGCTTAACGCATTTCCGGCGATGCAGATTCAAGCTGAAGCGACAGCCAACGCCATTTCAGCAGCGTTTATGCGTGCGGCTCAATTCGACTTCTCGGGTGCGGCCAAAGCATTCACCGATGCGACCGGTAAAGGCAATGCTGATGCTGTTGCGCGATTAAAGCAAGATAACTTCGCAATCCTGACAACCAATATTGCCCAAAATTTGGAGCGCAAAAAAGGTGTTGCGCTGGCTGAAAAAGAAGTGCAGTCAGAGTTGAAACGGTTAAAAGCCAGTCAAGAAGCGTTTGCGACAACCAAAAAAACCAACGAAGCCAAAAAAGGCCCGACTGGTCGCACCGACGTTGGTGAAGACAAAAAGAGCAAAAAAGCCGCCGATGAAACGAAAAAACTTGCAGCGGAACAGGAAAAACTGAATAACTTGCTGCAAAAGGGTTCTGGTTTTTCAGCTTCTTACGCCGAGAGTCTCGCACTACTCGCTAAGTATCAGAGCAAAATCCCAGTTGAAGAATATCGCGCCGCTGTTGAACGGCTCATCTTGTCGGAAACCGATGCAGGCAAAGCCGCGAAAAAACACGCTGAAGAACTCGCAAAACTGCAAGAGCAATTCGCAAATGACGATGCGAAACGCACGCAAAACCTGCAGTGGCAAGCTGAAGAATTGGCGTTACAAGCATCGTTAATCGGCAAAACCAGCACTGAGCAAGCGTACTTGGTTGCAGCGTTTGAAGCAGAAAAAGAGATCCGCTCTCAGATTATCGACCTCACCCAAGAGCAGGCGAAATATGAGCGCGATGGCAATAAATGGGCGGTTGACGCGATTGATGAGCGTATTGCTAAACTCCAAGATGAAGCACAGGCGCGCAAAGATGCGGCCGGAACATTGGCGGCTCAAAAAGCGGTGTTATCTGGCTGGCAAAGCGTGAGCAGCGACATCGAGCGTGCATTGACTGATAGCTTGATGCGCGGTTTCGAGAATGGCGAAAACTTTGTCGATTCGCTGAAAAACTACATCACGAACGCTTTCAAATCGTTCGCGGTTAAGCTGCTGTTGCAGCCGGTGATGGGTGCAATCAATAGCATTGGCGGGCCGATCTACAGTCAAATGATGGGTGGGCAACAGCAACAGGGGCAGGGTGGTAGTTTTGACCTTGGCAAGATGTTTAGCGATAGCAAATCTAGCTATGACAGCTTTATCGATACTGGCCTCAAATCCTCTGTCGGACAATCGCTTGGATTTAGCACGCCTTTAACTTACACCGATGCTTGGGCGGCTGGGCAGAATGTTAGCGGCGCAACAGTGAGCGCCGGCGCGGAACTTACATCTTTGGGTGAGGCTGCAAGCACCGCAGGTCAAGCCTTAGGGTATTTACCAGCAGTTATGCAAGCAGCAGAGGAACGCTACATCTCCGCTGTTGGTAGTGCTGCAGGCCAGTATTTTGGTGGTCCTATTGGTAGTATGGCTGGTGCTGCTATTGGCGGCTTGCTTGATGACGCTTTTGGTTTCGGAGAGAAAAAACCCGACGAACGCCGCGCCCGCTTTGGCTACGGCGCAAGTGAAGCATTGGTAAGCGAAGGTAAGCAAACCGGTTGGACGGGGCAATCGAGTTTTGGCACGTTCCGCACCTACGATGACAAGTGGTTTAGCGATTCGGAAATGCGTCCCGCAATGTCCGCGTTTGTCGATTCGCTGGAATCTCTCGACAATGCCGTAGCCGATTCACTGAAGCTGACGGCCGATCAAACAACCAACGCGATTGATGCGCTGAAAGCAATCGACAAGGAATACTCTTTCGGTTTGCAGTGGGGCGATTTCACGCAAAACAGTAAGGCTCGTGAGCAAATTGCGATTGACCGCTACTCGACTATTCTCGATTCCGTTGAGTCTGGATGGGGTGATTTTGTTCGCGGCTTTGCTGGCTCATTTGACCAATTCCCCGCATACCTGCAATCAATCATCCAAGCCATGCAGCAATTCCGTGATGCAGGCGGCGATGTAACTCGCGTGTTCGGGCAGCAGGTTAACAGCATCAAAGAGTTTGAGCGTTTTGCAAAGTCGGGCGAAACATCCGCCGCTGCATTCCAACGTCTTTACAGCGTTTTCCAGATTACTAACCGCGTTTTGGAATCGCTCGGGAAATCGGCCAAAGGCGCGAACTTGGCAACCGCTGATTTGCGCGAAAGTTTCGTGCGCTTGGCCGGTGGTATGGAGCAGCTACAGGGTTATCTGACTGAGTATTACGATGGTTTTTATACTGAGGCTGAACGTACCGCTGTAGTAATGTCCGACTTGCAAAAAGAGTTTGATAAGTACGGCGCGACCGTTCCGGCGACGCGGGAAGAATGGCGTAAGTTGATGGAATCGCTAGACCTGTCCACCGACTTCGGGCAGCAAGCAGCGGTCAAGCTCTATCAGTTGCAGGGCGCGTTTTTAAGCGTTACGAAATCCACAGACGAACTACGACAAGCGCAACAGCAAGCAGCGGATGACGCTAAGCGCGCTGCAGATCAGGCGCGTGAAGATGCGTTGCGAGCACAGCAAGAAGCGGAAGATGCTGCACGTCAAGCGGTGGAAGATGCGCGACAACAAGTTGAAGAGGCGTACAACCGCGAAGCCGATGCAATCCGCACAACAATAGATCGACTCGAAGATTTTATTAAGTCCGTGCGTGATTTCCGCGATTCGCTGTATCTAGACAGCGAACTGTCAACGCTGAGCAAGTACGATCAATACCAGTTTGCGCGTCAGAAGTTCGAAGAAGTGCAAGCCAAGGCAATGGCCGGCGATCCAGAAGCATTAGCACAGCTTGAGCAATCTTCAAGAGATTTTCTAGAGTATAGCAGAGCGTACAACGCCAACAATTTGCAGTATCAGCAAGACTTTGACCGCGTTCAATCGATTCTGAATAGTGCACAGGCAACGGCGCAAAGCCAGTTGAGCGCAGAACAATCGCAGTTAAGCGCGCTAAATCAAATGGTTAGCGGCATCTTGCAAGTCAATGATTCGGTGATGTCGTTATCACAAGCGATTGCTAATTACAATTCAGCGATGATGGCTTTACAGGCTGCTAAAGCTGGTGTAGGTGGTGGCGGTGGTAAGGTAAGTGGTAGTGGTGCTAGTGGTGGGGCTGGCGGTGGTGGAACATATACTGCTGGTAGCAACGGGCTTACATACACCGACTTCATGGGTAATGTTGTACCAGTCCAAGAAGGACAGTCTAAACTGTTCTGGGAAACCGTAGCACAGGCTGGAACTGCTGCTGTAGGGTCATTGACTGAGCTCAAAAACAAGCTAGAGGCACTTGGCAAACAAGACGTATGGCAGAACTTTGCAAGTCAGTTGCAGGGTAACACTGGTTCGTTTGATGGTGTGTCTTACCCTACAATTACCGATTCTAGCGGTGGTTTAATTAGTGTTTTTGGTGGACGTAATCCTGATTGGTCTGACGCGCAAAATCAGGCGCAAATAAATGGTTGGTTTGAGAATAACTATGTGCAGCCCACAACAGAGCAACAACAGTCTGCTGTAAATAGTGGTGTATCTCAGTCTGTTGTTAATGATTATGTGCAATCTAATATGTCAGACCCAATGGCGATTTACAATGCTGCTATTGCTAACGGTGTATCAAGCGCACAGGTGGTAGCTGCAAGTGGATGGTCTCAGGCAGAGATTAACGCATGGGCGGATGCTAACGGGCTGGCTCGTTTTGCCGATGGCGGTGTGCATACTGGCGGTTTGCGCTTAGTTGGCGAAAACGGGCCAGAATTAGAGGTTACAGGCCCATCGCGCATCTACAACGCAAGTCAAACACAATCAATTCTTAGCTCAATGACGCAAAGTTATGGTACGAGCGACAAGGTCGCATTGATTGACGAAATCAAAGCGCTGCGGCAAGAAGTGGCTACGCTACGCAGTCAAATGGCAACAGCGCATCAGCAAGACTTACAGCAGCGTGAAGCCATCGCGGAACAATCCGCGCAATTAAGCGGCAGCATGACACGCACCATCCAGCGCACCGTAACACTTAACATTTAACAGGAGGACGGCGGGAAACCGCCGTTTGCTTATGCATCACATTATTACACTAGCAGCTAAACGGGCATCAGACGGCCAAGAGAAAATCATTTATCTGTCTGATCGAGGGCTGACTAATGCGCCAAGCGGCTCACCGGCAAACCAGATTTTTGAACCTCGGTTGATCGAGCCGCTAGGTGGACGGTTTGATATGTTCGACCGCCTAACGACATACGGCGGGACAAACACGGGACTTGCTGAATTACGGATAAACAACAACGATGGCGCATTTGACTGGCTGTTGACAGATTACACAGTCAACGGTGGTGAGGTGCGTGTATATATCGGGGACGAATCGGCAAGCGTGTTTCCGACACAATTCCAGCTTGTTCAGCTATGTCGCGCTGTGCTGGCTACGGCTGACGATAAAGAGATTCGTGTCGAGATTCGCGACAAGATAAAACTTTTCGACAAACCATTGCTGCCAAATAAATACCTTGGAAACAACGTATTACCGGCCGGTACTGAGGGTACGAAAGACGATCTTAAAGACCGCCGAAAGCCGCGTGTTTATGGTAAGGTCGAAAACATTGCGCCGTATTACGTCAACACATCACGCTTAATCTACCAAGTCAGTGACCGGCAATGCACTGTTAACGCTGTTTACTCTCGCGGCGTTGCGTGGGTAAGCGATGGGACGTATGCCGCTTTTGCTGATCTTCAAAACGATGCACGCGAGCCAGCGCAAAGCAGATATAAAGTTTATTCGGGTAGCGAAGGGACGTACTTTAGACTTGGTAGCATCCCAGCGGGGACTGTTACCTGTGATGCGCAAACCACGGATATTCTGGCCGGTGATCTGTTGGAGCAAATCGCGCTAGATATGGGCGTGTCGTTGTCTGACATCAGCGCAACGGACGTTGCCGCACTCAACGCTATCGGTTACGACTGCGGCGCGTGGGTGACTGAGGAGATGACGGGCTTGCAGGCGCTTAACGAAATCGCAAGCAGTGTGGGCGCGTATTGTCGCTTTGATAGCTTTAGCGTGTTGCGTTTGCAGCGGTTAACACCGCCCGATGTGTCACACAGTTTTGATGTCCCCCCTTGGCTGATTGTTGACCTCAAATTGATCAAGACAGCCGACACAGATGAAGGTGTCCCAGCTTGGCGCGTCAATCTGAAGTATCGCAAGAATTACACCGTGCAGGACGATCTAGGCGACACAGCGGCAACAGCACGGGCGGCATTTGCAAGCGAAGAATATCGGATTGCAAAGGCTGAAAACGCAACGACAAAGACGATTTACGAAGATTCGCCCGAAGTTGAGATTGTCACATCGCTGATTGACGAAACGGACGCACAAGCGGAAGCGGCGCGGTATTTGTCTCTATTGGGACAACAACGTTTTGTGTATGAGATAACGATGGGGGCAGGCAAACCGTCTGATATTTCGGGTGTATCAATCGGCGATACAGTGCGAGTCACTTACCCTAGATTTAATCTGCCCACCGGTAAAAACTTTCGCGTTATCGGCATCGTGTATAATGTCGGTCAAAATGTTATAACATTACGTTTATGGGGGTAGAGCAATGAAACGTGTGGTTCTTGGCTACCAGAATCGAATAGATAGCGCGGTGTTGTCTGGCGGTAATTGGCAAGCGCCGGTAAGCAATCTGCAGACGCGGTTTTTGCAGCAACGAGCGAGATCAACAGACGTTGATTTGTCTAGCACAATCATCGATATAGACTTGCAGCAAGATCGACCGATTAGCATGTTTGCGATCGCGGCTCATAGCATATCGATTGACGGTAAGTATCGGTTAACCGCCGGTACTGCGGCTGGATTGTCGGACTTGCTAGATTCTGGCTGGTTGGATGTCTGGCCTGCGGTGTACGCTACCGAATCGCTAGAGTGGGAAGATGATAATTTCTGGGATGGGCGGCTAAGCGAAGAGGAACGCGAAGGGTATAACGCTTGCATTGTCCTCGAAACACCGATCACACGGGCGCGGTATTGGCGAATTGAGATTGACGATACTGTTTCGAACACTGCGGGTTACATTGAGTTAGGGCGCGTGTTTCTTGGTCGGCGTTTTATCCCTGAAAGGTCGGTTGAGGTAGGAGGTGAACTGGCTTGGAATGACAAGTCTGAAATCACGCAATCACTGCAGCAAGTCGATATTTACAACCGCATCCAGATGTATCGCAGTGCCACGGTGTCGATGCCTGTTTTAAGCCAGACGGATGCAATGTCAGGCGCGTTTGAGCTGATGCGCGTAAGTGGTACGACAGAAGAAATTTTGTTCATCGGTAACGCAGACGAACCGTCTGAAATGCTGAGGCAATCTTTCCTTGGGCGTTTTGAACGCCTATCGCCGGTTAAAGCCGCTCATTACAATCTTTTTGCAACGACCTTTGAGGTCAAGGAGTTAATTTAATGGCAAGCGTAACCTTTTTGCCCGAAGTTGGTGGTAATGGGTCAACGGTAACGGATGACGCTAATCCAACAACGGGCCTAGCAAACGGCGGGCATCGCGCGCGTTTTGTGCCCGCACTGGCTCAAGTGGTAGCGGTGGCTAGTCATGTTGTCGATACGGCGCAAGACGTTAATGACGATGCTGTGACAGCACAGCAAGCCGCGACAGACGCAGCACAAACCTTACAAGACACTCAAGCCACTGTTGCTAGTGTTGGCAGTATGCTTGGTATCAACTTTGGATCATTTTCTATCGTTGACGGGGAGATGATCGTCAGTCATTTAACAACAACTACGCCGTCACTGGTCGATGGTGATTTAATCTTAACTTACGAGGGGTTATAAAATGCCTACAACGAATCTAGGACGTATTGGGTACGTCAACAAGGGAAATTGGGTAGCCGGAACATACAAGCGTCTTGACGTTGTACGACATAACGGGGCGGCTTGGAGCTGCAGAGCCGCAACAACCACAACACAAGAACCATCTCCATCAGCAACAGATTGGATGCTACTTGTGCAAGATGGCACGGGCGGTGCTGCGACATCAATCAGTTTTACCCCAACTGGCAACATCTCAGCAACCAACGTGCAAGCCGCTATCGCTGAGGTAGATAGCGAGAAGCTAGCTAAAGCAGGAGGTATTTATCAGAATCTATCTGCTGTGCGAACTGATAAGGGCACTGTGTCAACAGGCACTGTTACTTTTAGCCTGTCTGATGGCAACGTACAGCGATTGCAAGTCGGCGGTGCGTTAACCATTGCATTAAGCGGATGGCCTACGGCAGGTAATCACGCCGCGATTAAACTGAACATTGTCAACGGCGGTAGTGCAGCCATCACATGGCCGACAATCCAATGGATTCAGAAGGACGGTACGTCAACGACAAGTATTTCAACGTACTTGTCAAACATCGGTCGCAACGCATTGCAGACAAGCGGCTTGGACGAATTTGTTTTATGGTCTGATGATGCTGGAGCTACAGTGCGAGGTAAGATTCTATGATGGATTTACTATTAGCCACATCAGGCGGTGAAGCGCAAGCAGCTAGTGGTGGTTATGTTGATGACGTATTCAGCGCGTACGTTCGCACGGGGACAGGAGCGGACGTAACGGTCAATACCAACATAGACATGACCAAAGGTTATATGCTGTGGACTAAGGGCCGAAGCGGTGCAACAGATCATGCCATTTATGATTCTGCTAGAGGTGTTACCTTTGATCTTGCAAGCAACTTAACATCGGCGCAAACAACACAATCAACAGGGCTGAAGTCGGTTAGCGGTACAGGTCACACGATTGGTTCGCTGGCAAAAATGAACACTAATGCCGCGACTTATGTTGACTGGGTTTTCCGCAAAGCCCAAAAATTCTTCGATGTGGTGACTTATACGGGGGATGGTGCTAGCAATAGGCAGATTGCGCATAGCCTTGGGGTGCAGGCTGGCTTTGTCACAGTTAAAGCAACAAGCATTACGGGTGATTGGAATAGCTATCATCGCAGCGCGACCGGCGATTTGGCTCTGAATACCACTGCTGCACAAGCCGCAAGTCGGGCAATTATCACAGCAGCAGACGCAAACTCGTTTACTGTTTCCGGCGCGGCGAATACTAGTGGCGTTAGCTATGTTGCGTATTTGTGGGCGCACGACCCGAGCGCCGATGGGGTTATTCAGTGTGGGAGTTTTACGACTGATAGCAGTGGGAATGCAACGGTGAATCTTGGGTGGGAGCCGCAGCATTTGGTATACAAGCGTGCAAATGGCGCTAGCGACTGGGTTATTCTTGATTCATCAAGGGGGTATGTAAATTCTGGGAATGACGCGGCTTTAGTAGCTAACGTTAGTAACGCCGAGTTTAGTGGGTCTGATTATGGATACCCAACAGCCACTGGTATCGTAGCCAATACTTACTCAGGAAATTCAACCTACATCTACCTCGCCATCCGCCGCCCGAACAAGCCACCTACATCTGGTACGCAGGTTTATAACGCGATTGCTCGGACGGGTACGGGTGCTGCTGCTACGGTGACTGGGGTGGGGTTTGCGCCGGATATGGTAACGACATTTCCGCGCAATGCTGTAAATAGTCGGGCGTTCGCCGACAGATTGCGCGGCGCAGGAAAAGCACTACTACCGGACACAACAGACTCAGAGTTTAGCTACTTATCGCCATCATTGTTCGGTATGGATGGTATAGATGTTGTAGGTGGTGGGGGTGACTATGCGTTGTGGAATCTGAGCGGAAGGCAGTATATCAACCACTTCTTCCGCCGCGCAAAAGGGGTTTTTGATATTGTTTGCGATACTGGCACAGGTGTTGCGCATGGCGTTAATCATGGCTTATCTGCTGCCCCTGAATTTGTTATCCGCAAATCTCGCAGTGGCGCAACACATTGGGAGTGTTGGCATTCGGCTTTGACGGCAACAGAAAAGCTAGTGTTAAACTCTACTGCTGCAAAAGTGACGGATGCAACGGCTTGGAATTCAACCCTTCCAACATCAACACAATTCACAGTTGGCACAGGCGCAAACGTCAACACCAACGCTGCAACGTATGTGACTTATCTGTTTGCAACATTAGCAGGTATTAGCAAAGTCGGCAGCTACACCGGCAACGGAACAAGCCAGACGATCAACTGTGGGTTTGCGACAGGTGCACGGTTCATTCTGATCAAGCGCACAGACGCAACAGGTGATTGGTATGTCTGGGACAGCGTTCGCGGTATTATTGCTGCCAATGACCCACATCTAAGCCTGAACACGGCAGCAGCAGAAGTAACAACAGATGATAGCGTTGACCCCGATGCAAGTGGATTTATCGTTAACCAAAACACAGCCACAAACATCAATGTAAACGGCGGTCAATACATCTTCTTGGCTATTGCATAAAGGAATCAAAGATGAATTACATCAATACAGAAACAAATCAATACCCCGTTGGTGAGCGTGAAATTAAAGACATGTTTCCACAAGTCTCTTTTCCATCGCCTTTTACACCTCCTGAGCAATTTAAGCCGGTGTTTGCGTCGCCTGTACCTGAGCATAATGCCGTGATTCAGATTGCTAGAGAGGGTAAACCAGTATTAACCGACAAAGGTCATTATGAGCAAACTTGGGTTATTGTTGATAAGTTTACCGATTATCGTGATGAAGATGGCGTATTGCACACGAAAGAAGAGCAGGAAGCTAATGCCATTGCCCAAGACTTAAAGAGTAAAACGCCGGCAACAGTAACAATGCGCCAAGCACGTTTGGCTTTGCTCGATCTTGATTTGCTATCAAGCATTGACGAAGCAATCAATAGCATGTCTGAGCCTGATAAAACCAAGGCTAAAATCGAATGGGAATATGCTGCAGTGGTTGAGCGCAATAGTGACTGGGCGAGCGATTTAGGCCAGCAGCTTGGGTTATCTGATGTGCAGATTGACGCTTTATTCCGTCTAGCTGCAACGAAATGAGCATCTATCGCTACATCTCTCAAGATGATTTTAGCGTACGGCATCCGCTGCTATCCGGCGTTGATTTCACGGCTGAATGGTTGCGGATTACGCCGGATGGCACACTGACAATCCCAAAGGGTTATGCGTGGGATGGCTGCACGCCGGCTTATTATGTCGGTGTGTGGTTGGGCACTCCTGATCTATGGACAGGTAAAGACGGTGAGCGTATCGCGTACCGCCCGAGTCAAGTGCATGACGCTTTGTGTCAGTATGCTAAAATCTTACCAATCAGCAAACAGACGGCAAGCCAAGTGTTTGCCGACATGCTGATAGAGCGTGGCGCGCCGCGTTGGTTGGCGCGTCTTTATTTTCATGGTGTGATGGCTTTCGGGCCGCAAGTTTGGGGGAATGATGGTTCGGAAAATAATTGAGCCGCTTCGGGGCGAGACGCTTAAAGAGCGATTGCGTCATTTGATGTTTGCGATTGACATGGAAGGGACGAGATTTACACTTGCCCTTGCCGCGTGTCTGTGGTCAATTATGTTGTTTTGGAGTGGTGACACGTTCGACCGCCCAACGTACAGCGTCATGGCATCAATAGCTGGTGAACTGACATGGGCAACACTATTTGGGCTGCAGGGTATTTGTGCTTTTTACTCACTGCTCGCAGAAAAGAAAAACCGTTTCCTTTTTAACTTTGACGCGGTGCTAGGTTGTTTGCTGTGGTCTGGTAGCTGTGTCGCAATGTTGATGTCAGTCTATCCGCCTCCAGCGGCTATCAGCGCTGAGATTGCAGCGGCTTTTGCGTCTTGGTGGGTGCTGGTTCGCTTTTCTGTTGATAAAGGTGGTAACGATGGAAATTAGCGAATTATTTGGTAGCGAGGGTGGTGCGGTGGCAGCAGGGGCGGTAACCGCTATTACCGGTGCAGCGCTATTCTTGAATCGTTTTGTCGGGCAGTTTAAGCAGCAGTCAGTGGAAAACTCCAAAATCTCGGCTGAGGGTGACATCGTTGAAATGTTGCGCACTCAGTTGAAAGAGTTAGCAGAAACCAACGAAAAACTGCGAACTGAGATTGAGCGGCTGCACGAGGAAGTGCATAAACTGCGAATCGAAAATATGGAACTTGGCTTGAAAATTAAAGGATTAAGCAACAATGAAAACGTCAGCTAGCGGCATTGCTCACATTAAAGAGTTTGAGGGTTTTCGCGGTAAGCGGTATTTGTGCCCCGCCGGTAAATGGACGATTGGTTATGGGCACGTTATCCGTGATTTTGAGCGCTTGGCACTATGGGACGCAGATTTGACGGAAGAACAGGCAACCAAACTGCTGATGAAAGACTTGGCTGAACGGTTTGAGCCTGCTGTATCGGAAATGGTGACCGTACCGTTAACGCAAGGGCAATTCGATGTACTTGTGAGCTTTGCTTTTAACTTCGGTGAAGCAAAATTGCGCTCATCTACGCTCTTAAAATTGCTCAACGCCGGTGATTATGACGGCGCGCGAAAGCAAATCAATCGGTGGGTGTATAGCAAAGGGAAAAAAGAAAACGGCTTAATCCGCCGCCGTGCCCGTGAAACTGAGATGTTTCAATGAGAAACGCCCCTGATGGGGCGTTTTTTACTGTGCGGCAAGATACAGCATGGATCCGGTCAAGCAAGACAGCGAGATTGATAACGCGGCGTAGATTGAGAGTTTGATTGTCATTGTTGCGCCGCTCCTAAATTGTCAATCACAATCTTTACAATCTCATCCGACTTGCAAGCATACCAATGCGGCTGCGTTTCGAGTGGACTGTTCGGATGTGTAACGTTCTTGCCGTATTTCAAACCCAATTCTGTGACGCACCAGTAGAGTTTTTCTTCTCCAGTGCGAGACAGTCTGGTTTTTTGTTCCAACAGGCCAGCACGATGCAAAGCTTGGTTTGCTTTTGCAGCAGATGTGATTCCAGTAACGATCTTGGTAATCGGTGCGGTTTCTTCGCTGCTTCCTGATGATGCCGTGCCTGCTACGATTGGTGCGTCAATCGCATAGGCTGGTAGCACAGGAACGATTCTTGGCGCGTTTTCTTGGCAGTACGAACGAATCATCCCCAATTTTCCGCTGTCTGGTAAGCGCATCACCTCAGCGATAACGCCAATGCCACGAATATCGGCCTCGATTGGCAGAACCGGCATGGCTTGCTGCTTTTGTGCGACTTGCTGGCTTTCGAGTTCTTGCCAGCGGTCAACCAGTCTGGCGGTAAACTCGGGGGATAGCTGCGCCACTACTACGATGCTATCGCGTTTACCCTTTTCACCCTCAAAGATATATGTCTGTGATGTCTCAAGGCGGCGTTCGCGCTGGGTTTTGACTTCCACCAACGGTGGGAGTGAAATCACGCCACCTTCTGCAAGGCGCTCGACAGTGCGCTTCACGCTGTCGTGACGGGAACCAACAAGATCGGAAATCTCGATACTGGTCATGCGCATAACTGCGCTGGAAATAAGTTGTTGCATTGCAGGCTTTCTAAAACAAAACCCCTGTTGTGTACGCGAATCGGCCAAGATTACCCGTCATAGTTCGGGCTGCGTACACAACAGGGGTTACTATGGAAACAATCTTGGCAAGACGAAGTATAGCAAATAAAACCGAAAACAGAAACCCGCACAGGTCGCCCCATTATCTGCAACATTCCCTTTTCCGTTTTAAACGGAAAATGGTTAACCCATTGAAAACACTACGCAAAATAAAAAAAAGGCCACACAATTAAGTGTGGCCTCACTTTTAGTTATCTCGAAAACACTAGCTAGATTTTTAGACTGCTAGCATTGGCGCTTTCCTCGCTAGACCTGATTTGACCCGCGAACAATTGCGACAATTTCATCAGCTTTGCTGACGTACCAATGCGGCTGGGTTTCGCGTGAATTGCTCGGTGATACGAGGTTTTTGCCGTATTTTTCACCCGTCTCAGTGATAGACCAGTATGATTTTTGACTGCCATCGCTTTTTTCGCGGAATCGTTGCTCCAGCAATCCAGCAGCGTGCAATGCAAGATTAGCCCGTTTTGCCGATGTGATGCCGTCAACGATCTTGCTAATCGGTAATGTTGGCTTGCTGCTATCGCCCTGACTGTCTGACGGCTTATCGATGGCATAAGCTGGTAGGGCTGACAATAACTGTGGCGCGTTGGCTTGGCAATACCGTGTAAACATATCGAGTTTGCCGCTTTCTGGTAACCGCATACTATCAGCGATGAACGCCACGCCACGCAAGTCGCTTTCAACTGGTGACAGCATAAGGGGTGTCGCTGGCTGCTTCAATCGGCGTTCGCACTCGATGAAGTATTGCCGTGCTTGACGGCCTTTTTCGTTGCGCTCGACCATTGCTAACTCTTTAGCCATGTCAACAGTGATGGCGTATTCTTTAGATGGGCGGCCACCTAATGGGTTATTGCCAGTTTCGGCAATAACTACATAGTCAACGCTTTCGACAAAGCCGTATTGCTCAATCCGGCCTTTGATCCAGTTAGCAAACACTTTGCCAACCTCAAGAAACCCATGCAACTCACGGGCGTTGACCGTTTCGATGGTCTGGCCGCCAATGTTCTGCGGCTGAATTTTAATTAAGTCGTTCATGCTGACCTCAAAAAAAATCCCTACTGATACACACGGCTGCCAAGCCACCCGACAGTACGGGGTGTGTGTATCAATAGGGATACTGTGATAATTGGCTCGGCGATGCCGATTATACACATTGCCGTTTTTGGGTCAACTGAACATTTTCATGACTTCTTCATCGCTTGCAAAGCTGATGTCTTCAAACTTCTCGATAAATTCCGGCCGGCTTTCTGGTGGCGTGAATCGCAGTGGGTTTTTGTCTTGTTGCTGCAAAGACAGTTCCGAGGCGTAAGCGTTCGAAAACATTCGGATTAGCCGCGCTTCGCTGGGTAACAACGGGGTTTGCGTGAGAGTTTGCCACGCTTGTATTTCTTGCCATGATAACGGTCTGTACTCAATGTGTCCTGTCATCCCGTTAGCCGGCAATCTCTCACACAGTCCCGCATCGATCGCATAACTTACAATGTGCTGATAACGTCCCGCATCGATGTTAAGCGGTTGATTTTTGGATGATCGAAACCCGAGCTGATGCGCGGCAAGTCTTAGCCTTTTTTCGTCTTTTTCTGAGTCTGCAAAAAAATGGAATTGTCACGCAACGCGACGAAGAATTGTTCCGCGAACCATTCGAGGCCTTGTTCGGAAAACACTTCTTTGATTTTCGCTTTGTCTTTCCCGATTTCTTCGCCGCGAATCTGAATGCCGTCAATAGATTGGGTGATGGCCGTTAAGAATGTGGCCTGAATGGCTTTCTTCTTCTCTTTCAGTTCTTCGTCAGTCAAAGCCGATTCGGTTGCATTGCCTTCTGGAGCAAGTTCTCGCAACGCTTCGCCAAAAGCCAAAAATGCTTTTTCGTGCGTTGGGTGCGTGCTGTGCAAGATAGTGGCAGTGGCTACCGCGTCCTCATTTTTGATCGGCTTGCCGTGCGCGTCTTTGAGATTAAAAGTACCGGACAAACCTAAAATCTGGGTGGCTAAATCAAACATTTGTAATCCTCATTGTGTTGGTTGGTTTTGGTGGCTGGTGATGGGGTAGGGCTGTTACGGTGTTGGAATTACTTTAACGTAACCGTTACCCTCGGTATAAACGCGAAGGTTTGCGGAAACCATCGTAATATCGCCGACACCGCCGACAGTGATGCTAGTCGAGGCTACCAACGCTTTGCTGTAAATAGTAACGCCGTTCTGCAATTCGAGTTTGATTGCGTAATAGACGTTAGACGCATCAACCGCCGCATCCATGATTGCCTGACCGGCATCATACGTAGTCTCGTTCGGGTAAGCGTAAGTTACCGTCGGGTTACCCATGTTGTAGTTGGTTTTGAGAACCTGTGCTTCTGGGTACGATACCGGCTCGAAGGTGGTTTCGTTCCACGTTTTACCCCAGTCGCCAAGATTGACCACGTTACCCAATTCTGTAAACGTGAGCGCTTCAAAACCGGCTTTGTCCCACGTTGCCGGTAACGCGGCGGAAATAGACAGCTTTGCGCCACCACCGGTCATTGCCTTTTTAGCTAATGCCATTTTTTTTCTCCTAGCTAGAGAGTTGATTAAACTGTTACGCTATAACGTAACGTAACGGGCTGATTATACCAAATATCGTCAGCTAGCGGGGGCGCGTAGTCTGGTAGCTCGTTAAAGCGCACAGTTTGACCGCCTGCTGTTAATTCGGTGTTGCGCGGAAATAGGTTTGCAATCCGATCTGCTAATAGTGCTGCGGTTTTTGGTGGCGTGTCTTTTTTGACTTTCACGCTAAACTGAATCAGCCCTTTTTCGAACCCAACAGACACCGTGCCAACAGTCTTACTGTGGGACGGTAGGACATGAATTTCAACGTGAGTGCCTGTGGGAATCGTTTTCGGCGGGCGGTTAGGGTAGATGATCTGCACATCAGATAATCCGGTGGCAATCACCGGAAAAACCGCATCGTAGATTGTTGCTAAACTCATTTTTTGCTCTCTCTAATTGCTCGTTCCACGGCATCGGTAAAGCGGTTGATGTTGATTCGTAGCATCCCTTGTGGGGCTTTGACGCTCGAATAACCCTCATACTCGATGCGGCGTGCGTAGGGTAGGTTGTTAGTAAAATAGACAAGACGGCCAAAAATGTTGGGCGCGTGATTGATTAACGCCGCCTGTGTTGCTTGCCCTGACGGATCGGCGATGTCTAATTGCCCTGTCGCCGGTGCGTCAACCCCAACGCGCCAATTAGCGCGCAACTGGCCTTTATCTACGGGCGTGTCGCGAATCACACCACCGGCAACATCGAGAAATGACGCTGTGGCGACATTTTCTAGCGATTTACCAGTGTGTTGCGCCCATTTTCGTACAGCGTCTTCAAATTTACCGGCCACAGTGCAGTTTCCACAAAATGACAGGTTCGCCTACCCGTACAGTCTCGATGTTTTTCACTTGATATTCGTCCGCACCGTCAATCAGGCGTTGATTGACGTATGGGGTTGTCGACAACTGATTGCCGGCAATCAAGATTTTGATGTCTCCTGTTGCAATCGTCCACTTCGTTTGATCGGCTTGGCTAAACTCTGTTTGCGCGGCCATGAAAACGGTTTCGGTTTCCGTGACTGTTTGCTCTTCCCACGGATTGCCCGTTTCGACTGTTGAGATTAACCGCATCTCACGGCCGTTTTCTCGAATCAATCGCTTTGCCGTGGCTATTGCTCTGTTGTAGTCCATGCGCTTAACCCCGTTTAACTCGAAACGAGCCAATACCGTAATAATCCGATGTCAGATAGGGGGCAAGCATCGTTTTAATGTACGGTAATTCGCTTGTCTGATAGAGCGCTGTGCCCGTGCCTGTGGCGTACTCAGTTTCGATTACGTCCACCTTTTCACGCTTGATTTCAAGGGGTGATGGCGCCAGCAGGTCAACACCGGAATCAGCGCGGACAGCTAGATACAACTGCGACATCTTGACCGCCGTGGGCACATCGGTTGCGCCGTTGCGCGGAAAGTCTAGCGGCTGCGCTGGGTCGGTGCGCTCACCCGTCCAAGGTTGGATTGATAGCCAGTCCATTGCTTTAATCAGCGCAACATCCGGCGCGCCGTCAAGGATAATGCCACGGGCGGCAGCGTAGTCTGTTAGTTCTGATTCTGAAACGTAACTGTTTGTTCCTACGATGATTGTCATGTTGGATTCCTCGGTTGTGGTGGGGTGATTATAGCGCACAGGGAAAAAGGCACGGCAAAGTTAAATGGCCGGATTTTCGGCGATTTAGCAATATCTATGCGCGGCAAAACTTAGATTGTTCATAAGGTACAATTCAGGTTTTGCGTGTTATAATGTAACTTCTTTCAACAACTGGAGTTTTTAGCATGAATCAAGTCGAAGTTAAATCTGTTGACGGTGTGCCAATGGTTTCATCTTTGGTAGTGGCTGAGCATTTTGGCAAGCGGCATAGCAATGTGCTTCGTGATGTTGATAACTTGCTGCAGGACATGGCTAAAATTGACAACTCAAAATTGAGCCGTGAAATTTTCCAAGAGTATCAATTCTTTAACAGCCGCAACCGTCCTTATCGCGCCTTC